ATGCAAACACAATCCGCAAAAACACCTACACCGAGCGAATCGGTCACGATTACGCTTACAACTCGTGAATTCGCCTTTATACAAGGCATGATTTACGCTCGCTCTTTCTTGAATCATCAAGAATCTGACGAGTTTAAGGTTTGCGAAGTAAATAACATTAATTTTGTTGATCGGCTTAAGAAAAAGCTTGATTACTTTCAACCGAATATCGGGGACGCTTGCGCCACTCCTGCCCATATCCCCGAAGCTCCGGGGCAGGGTGGCACTATTATTTGTCAGCATTGCGATGGTAACGGTACTGACTATGTTAATGATTGGTCTTGTAAACATTGTCATGGTCTTGGTCATTTGTTTGATGATTCGCGCTGTAAAGATTGCACACGGTTAACACCCGAGGAAGTGCAGGGTAATGTGCGCCAAGGTGGCACCAATGCTATTGATTTGCTCAAAGAATATCTTCTTTTATTGGGCGATTATGCATCAGTTATGCCGTCAGAAAAATGGGTTAATAGAGTTCGCTCTTTGGTATCCGATTCTTTGAAGCAGGGTGGCACTATTACCTGTCATCTTTGCGAAGGTCAAGGCACTTATACAAAACTCAACTCTTCAAAACTTTTTGAATGTGAATGGTGCCGTGGTACTGGATTGAGATCAGTTGAGGGCGATTCTTCTTTTATGCAATGTCATTCTCCAGACTAGGGCGGGGCAATAAATGAATTCCTATTTATCTGCTTTTCTCGGCGCTCTTTTCGTTTTTTTCGTTTGGTGTGCTTACGATACCGGTGAAGGTAACGGAATTAGACTTTGTTCTTCACATCCGTCCGAATTTTCTGTCTTGTTTGGTAAGGGCGGCAACCAATGAACCAATTAAGCGCCGCCGATATGGAACAGCTGATTAGGTTTATTGATTTCCTTCTTATTTCCGTCGGTCTATCCGCTTTGATTTTAGGTGCTTTCGTTGGCTGGTATTTTCGCGGCCAATACGATTTTAATCAATGGCTAAAGCGCGGTATCTGGTGCGACGATTGCGCTCCAGAAGTTGAGCGCATACCGGGCCAAGGGGTCGATAAATGAGAACAGTCAATGGCATGCAAACAGAATTCCACGCTATATTGCCAAATGGTGAAGAAATTGAATTATTAGCGGATGAGGTTTTTGCTTCGCTTAACAATGGAAAAAAGCCGTTACGTACAAAATTAAGCCGCTCTATTCGCGCAATTTTGGGCGTTAATAATGACCTCTAAAATGGTTCGTTGCGGCACGTCGGGCAATTATTTCTATGTGCCTGAGCCGCATTATAGCAAAACAGACATAGACAACATGCTGTGGGCTGCATATCAGCGCAATAGAAATGCGGTTGTCGAACGTCCTTACGTTTCAATTTATCCGGTTTGCCCTCCTGCCAATTACCCCGAGCCTTTGTCATCGCAAAACATGGGGCTTACTTTGGCCCAGTTACCGCAGCCTGTTCCCGGTCGTCAATGCCCACCGGCGCAACCGCCCTTATGGTCTAAAAAACGTGCAAGCAGCCGCTCAAAAAAAACAGGATGATTATGAAGCAATCGCCTCAACATTTGCCGATCGGCATTATATTCGGGCAATGGATTTTTGCCGCACATGCAACGGCAGCGGCTGTAATGCTTGTAGCGGTCACGGCTGGCGGCATACATCCGTTTCCATTGCTTTCGGACGGGGTCTAAATTCCGTGATTACCGATAGCAACCCTTACAAAAAAGAAACCGCATTTAATGAAATGATGGCGTGGGGCAGGGGATACAAAATAACGCAACTTGCCGAGGGCGCAAGAGTCGCCGCGTTGATTCGTCAAGCTATCAAGGCGGGACAATGAGCACAGTTCAATCAATACGTGACGACTTAAACGTTAGATCAAGCGTCCGGCCTATGACCAAGGCCAAAGCCAGAAAACTTGCTATTAAGCATTTATTGGCAATCGAAGAACGATATATTTTTAGTAAAACCTTGGTTTATTTTTATCTGCAATGCCAGGGCATCGAGCCGCCTAAAGCATCAAATGACGACTCTTTTTTTCTGCGTGTATTGTGCGTTGATTGGTGGACGCGGAAGCTTTTACGAAAGGACGCGCGGGATCGTGAAGCCAAGTCGATACTTGCCGGAAACGTTGCCAAGGGTCGGCAAATTTATTGCTCGGATGCCACCGTTATCAATGTGCAAGAGCGCTGGGCAAATACCTTGCAAGGCATGGAGCAAAAACTGTGCGTTTCCGACGCTGGCGACGAACTCGATATGTTAGATATATTAAAGAGCAGTTTGGCAAATCCAGAAAACCGCCGCGCTGAATTAATGGTGCGTATGTCAGGTTTTGAGCAGTACGCCGACAGCAAGGACCATATCGGTATGTTTTACACCATTACCTGTCCGTCTAAATATCATCGATTTATGGGTAAGGGCCTGCAAAAAAACACCAAATACAACGGCGCAACGCCCAAGGATGCCCAAAAATATTTGGTCGGTGTCTGGTCAAGAATTCGGGCGGAGCTTGATAGCTGGGGCGTGAAGCCATACGGATTCCGCGTGGCCGAACCGCACCATGACGGCACACCGCATTGGCATATTCTTTTATTTATGCCGCGCGATTTTGAATACCTGATTACTGAAACCATTCAAGAGTACGCCTGCAAGGAAGATTCGTACGAACTCGCATCGCCCGGCGCAATGGATGCGCGTTTTAATGCCAAATGTATTCTGAAGGAAATCATAACCAAGGACGGCGTTAAGAAGGTGTCTGCAACCGGCTACATCGCAAAGTATATCGCCAAGAACATCGGTTTTGATATTGGCATGGACAGCGAGGACGCAACCCAGTCAACCGACAAAGTCAGTGATCGGGTTCGGGCGTGGGCTTCAACATGGGGCATCCGTCAGTTTCAACAACTGGGCGGTGCGTCCGTGTCAGTCTGGCGAGAATTGCGGCGCCTTAAAGATAAAGAAATCGAACATGACGTAATCCGCGAGGCTCGCGACTGCTGCATCAATAACGATTGGGCGGGTTTTCTGGTCGTTATGGGCGGCACCGAGATAAAGCGCGTAGAGCGTGAATTACAGCTGTTGAAGAGGAACGAATTTAACGAAGAAACCGGCGAGATGAAATTAAATCGCTATCAAGAGATCGTCTGGAAAATCGTTGGTATTACAGCCGATGTTTTCGACGTGGTCACGCATCTTAAAAAGTGGACCATTATCCAAAAACCCCAAGATATTAAGGCGAGCGGGGGATGGCGCGCAAGCGCCTCCCCGCCTCTTTAGCGGCCTTGGAGTTCTATAAATAACTGTAGCAAATTTTAACAATGAAAGAGGATTAACAATATGGCTCAATTTTCAAAAGGTCGATTTTTAGAAATTAAAGAAGATCAGCAGCAAGTCTATAAAGACGGCAAGCCGGTCGAGGGTGAATTTAAAAAACGGATTCGTGTTTTATTCATGCCGTCTAAGCCCGATTCTATGTGGTTGAACGTGACTGATGCACCTGTCGACGTTATTCAGGCAGCGGCGGCTTTAGTCGGTGTCGAGCAGGATATTATGTTTCCATCCCGTATAGGTGTATTTAACGATGTTCCGTTTCTGTCATTGGCTACCGGCGCAACAATTGATGATTTTTCAATCTCTCAAAAATTGCCGCCGCTTCGTCAGAAAGAACCGGCTAAGGCGTAGGGCTTAGGTCAATGCTCAACAATCAATCGTCTGAATTTCGTCGCATAGCTCGCAAAGCTCGGCGGTTTTCGACGCGTAATAAACAGAACAAACCGGCAAAATTTAGTGTTTGCACATCAGATCATGCCGGAACCGTTCTTTATCCGAATTTAGAGACTGTTCTCTAAATAGTTAGCATCACATGAGGGATTCTAATGATTTGCGTTAAAACTGCGTTTTTGTTTGCTGGTACTAGTTCCGTTAGAGTGGACGTTGCTGGTGGTGCTCAGGCTTTAGCATTTGTTGCCGACAGTATGCAGACAAATTGTGCTAACTACGTGGTTTTAAGTGCGGGTGAATACTACCCGTTTGATTTTTCGCATATTGATCCATTAGTAATGTCCGAAGCGGTCGGTGCTGGCTTTATTTTGTCGTACGGCTTAGTCGCGCTTGCGTGGGGCGGTCGTTTTATTATCTATTCCATTATGGGAAAAAAACTATGAACAAATCTAAAAAAAGAATTTTACTTGCCGTCGTTGGTGCTTCTTTTGCTTTGGTGGGTACATCGGCCCATGCGGTTGGTCTAGCTGATCTGACCGCAACGGTCGATTTAAGCGCAATTTCTACCGCCATGACAGTCGTATTTTCCGGAATGATTACCGTCGGGATTTTCTTGAAAGGCGGCCAGATCATCTCTAAAAAATTGGGCTGGGGTTAATTGGTCTTTTAGTTAGTTCAAAAAGCTCGGTGTAAAAACCGGGCTTTTTTTCGTTTAGGGGGAATTATGGAACACCTGTACTATTACGCGGCCTTTTTGGTCGGTCTTTACCTGCCTTTCTACATCATGCGTTAATTATGGCTAGATTAATCTTTATTGCTTTGTCGGGGATTTTATTTTCGTCATCGGTTTTCGCCGATATCTATCCTACAACTGTAAAATATTATTATGGTGCGCTATCTGCTCAGACAATGAGTAGTTCTGGTTCTGCGGCGTGTACGGCGGGGGCTGTTATTTATGGTTCGACGTATCATGGGGATTTTAATGGCCTCTATGGCCCTAATGATGCGTGCAAAATTTATACGTCAGCTAATAATTTTGTTACGCAGAGCAATATCGGCATTGATTATTCGTGTCCGTATGGTGGTTCTTATTCCTCCGCGGATTCTTACGCGACTTGTCAAAATGCGCCTTCTTGTACTGCTCCAGAAGTGCGTGATGCAACTGGCAAGTGCGGGGTCCCGCCTGTTGTTTGTTCTGCCACTGAATACGATAATGGTGGCACTTGCACCCCCATTCCAGATTGCAATGCTAGTTCTGCGACAGGCGGCAATTTTTTTAACAAAACTACAAAACGATGTGAAACCGCACCTTCGCCATTTACTATTTGCATTAGTGATGTTAATGGTAAATATTGTCCTCCCATAGATGATTGCAAGCCTGCTGCTTATATTTGCTCAAATGATCCTCAAACCGTTACTGATGCTAATGCGCAACGGTCGATGGAAATTCTCGCCACTAAAGCGTTGGCTGATGCCAAAAAAACTCAAGCCGATCAATTGGCTTCCGCTGCCGCCGATGCCGCCGCCGTTAAAGCCGGTTCCGTCGATACCGCGAAAGCTGCTAGAGATGCCGCTTCAGCCGCACTTGCAGCTGCTAAAGCATCTGGTGATCAAGCGGCAATAGGGCAAGCCGTAAAGGACTTTGTAAAAGCGAATGATGCTGTAATCGACGCACTGGCTCGGGCGTCAAATTCTGCTGCTGCAAAACAAAAGGCCACTGATATTGGCGTATCGATTGGTACTGAGGATGGTGCAATACCTGCTTCAAATCCTGGTAATGCCGACGCTCATAACCGCAATATTGATGGATTGTTGCCGGGGCTTTCTACCGCTTTACATGACGCTGAATCAGGCGATGGTAATGGTACAGGTCGCGGTTCCGGTGTTGGTACGAGTACCAGTAGTCCGTCTAATGACACATCGGGGTTGGCGACTGATGCAACTGCAAAAGGTATTGAAGCGCACACTAAAGGCATTGAAGCCAACACCAAGGGAATATTGGATAAACTCAACGCCGCCGATTCGTTTAGTTCCGGGGGCAATGTTCATGGCAATGGTAAATCAGATGGGAAAACCGCTATATCTTCCGTGCTTTGTAAGGGCGATTGCGGGGCATCTCCGAGTTGCATATCTGGCACCTGTTCACCGTCTGAGCGTATAGATCGGCTCAAGGGCTTATATTCCTTGAGTGCATCGGCCAGTGGTGAATGTCCACCTATTGAAATGGATTTATCTGGCGTTGGCTTGGGGAATCATTCGGTTAGCGGCCATTGTTCGCTCATGGAGTCGGTACGGTCATCGGTTTCCGTGATTATGACAATTGTCATGACAATCGGTTTTATTTTCATCTTAATGAGCGCGTAAAACATGGGCATTGGTCAAAAAATATCAGATTTTTTTACTTCCTTGGTGGATTGGATTAAATACTCGTTGGAGTATTTAACCGGTCTTGTTTCCGGCGTGATGGATGCGGTTGTTTATTACGTCAAGCTGTCATTTTTCGCGTTAGCTAATGGGCTTTTTGATGCGTTGCAATCCCTGCTCGATGGTTCCGGTTTGTCCGCTAAAATCGCTTTTTTGCAAACTGCGTTTAGCGGTCCGTTGGGATATTTCGCCGATTTTTTCCTGATTCCTCAGTCGCTGGCGGTTTTGGGTAGTGCGTACCTGATTCGCTTCCTTATTCGTAGACTGCCGGTGATTGGCTAATGGCTGGCATAGTTGGCTTGGCCGGACAGCCAAGATCAGGAAAAAGCTACTCCAGCATTGAGCTGTTTGTATCGCCTTGCTTGAAGGAGGGGAGGCACATCGTTACCAATTTGCCTTTGAAAATGGACGTGATACTGCAAGATTTCCCGGATGCTAGGGTGACGTTCATTGACGACTTGCTAAAGCACGATTGGGACAGTGTAGGTAACGGGGTCATGTTGATAATAGATGAGGTGTGGCGGTTGTGGCCGCAGGGTCAGAAAATGACCGCAATACCTCATTCGCAACTCGCGTTACTTAAAGAGCATGGGCATAGATCGGACGATACAGGCCGTTCAATGGATATTGTTCTAATCACTCAGGATATGGCCGATCTGTGTGCTCCGGTTCGTGCTCTGATTGAAACCACAGTCATTACCGCAAAGCATTTGGATTTGGGCAGGGAAGACAGTTTTATTCGTTACACCTGCAGAAAAGCGGCAAGCTTGAACAAAGACAACACTCCTCCAAAAAATCAGCTGGTATCGTCTGAAAATGGCAGGTATAGCGAAAACGTCTACCGCTATTACAAGACGCACATGCACAGTCAAGGTAATGTAGCGCCGAACGAAAAGCGCGTCGTAAGCTCAAGCTTCTTCAATAGCTGGAAATTCAAGGCGGGTTTGGCCGTCATGGCGCTGTGTCTGGTTGGCATGGTCTGGGGTGTATCGGCAACTCAAGAAAAGGTTCAGAAAATGAACGACAAGGCAAAACCCGCCAAGGCCGCAACGACTGTTCCAGCGACTCAGATTCAAGGCGCAACTGTTCCGGTCAATGTTCCACCAGTACCGGCTAAACCCGCTTATTCGACTGAATGGCGCATTGCTGGCAAGATAACCGGTGTTGCGGGTAAATATTTAGGCAAGGTGCCGATGGTTATATTAATGACGCAATCAGGCAACATGCGGCTGATTAGCGCCAAGAAATGTACGCGCGAGGACTACGAGGATTATTGCGAGATCGAGGGCGAGATCGTGACTCGGTTTACTGGTCACAAAGGCGGTTACATCAAAGACGATTCTTTACCGGCTCAGGTGGCTTCTAATTACCCGTAATCGTTACGCGGCCATTGCTTGTTTCCCTGGTACAGTAACGGATATGTTACCGACTAGGTGAATTTATCGGCCAGCGAGTAACAGATAATATTTCATAAAAGTATATACTTTAACTTGACATTCCCATAAAAAGGTATATACTTAAACCAACTTAAACAAAAGGGGGTTTTATGAAAACTACAAAAACATTTCAAGGTTTGAACTGCAAACAAATTATTTCTTCCGCTGAATATTCCGCGGATTCAGATTTAGGCCAATTTTCGGATAAAAAAGGCAAGGTTTTTCTGTGTCGTATAGAGAGTGACTATATAGCCATTTTTGATTTGTTGGGGTCTGAGGTGCTTGGGCGTGTTAGCTTAGCAACAAAATTAGGTCAAATTTAGATGGCCCGGCCAATTAAAGAAGATAAAAAAGCGGCGGTATCCATAAAATTGCCGCCGTATCTGATTGAGTGGATGGATAGGCAGCCGGAGAGTAGGGCGGTTCTAATTGAAACCGCCTTGTGCAGTTATTACCAGATATCCGAGCATTTGCGGCCGGTTTCGGTTAAGAAAAAGCCAGTAAAATCTAAACGAGGTCAGGCGCAGAAAAGCGTTACCGACCAGGCGATTGTTTCGGTCAATGAGTAA